GGGCTACTAGCCGATTAACTTCGGCTTGCGCTGACTTGTCGCCACCAATGAACGTATTTCCGTCGTAGCTATCAAGCCCAAGGAACCGTGCGATGCGTGCTTTGAATCTTTGGAACAAACTTAGTCGCTCGCCCTTTGCATTGATCCTAGCAAGCTCTCGTTGAAACTCTGGGTTAGCAAACGCTTCTGCAACAAACTCTTCTAAGTTAGTCGTGCCATAAGGATCAGTCCCCAGCACCTCCTTTGCAGCTTCGTATATCTTGTTAAGATCTTTGACGGTGGCGCTGTTTGGTTTGGTCTTTATTTCATTCAACGTAGCCGCATGAGTCATTTCATGCAACAAAGTGACTTCGTTAAGTCCACCGCTAGCGTTCAACAGTATTCTGTTTTCAGAAGGCACAAACAAACCTAGAGGTGCTCGCCCATACTCTTTCAGGGTATCTACCATGCTGGCAAGATTGTCAGCTTCACGCAGCGTAGTGGTCTCTGATATGGGCTGCATATTGACCACATCTATCTGCGTTGTACCTACGTAATTCAACAGCTTTCTAGCTACACGAGCCGCACGCTTGTCTTTTGTTGTTTTTGCTAGCTCCTGTAGCGCACCACGTACATCCCCCGCATTCACCTTGTCCATGACCGAATTCGTTAAGGGTGCATCAACATCGTATATTACGTTACCAGAACCAAACATAGGCGGTGCTAGCCCGCGCATAGCCATTCTGACATCCAGCCCCATATCCCTAACTTTCATTAAGTATTTGGCTCTTTCGTCTGGCGTGGTTCGCGTACCTGCTGAGATTATTCCAGCTTGTTCTTTTATGTATTTATCTTTCGCTGCGGAATAGCCTAACCCTGCGTAATCAGGATCATTTTCTCGCAGGTCTTGCACAGCTTCCCTGACATCTTGCGCTTCTTTTGTTTGAGGTAAGGAAGGCGATTTTTTCTCGTTTTTGCTTCTAGCTTCTTCTACAGCTAGGTCTACCCTGTCCTGAAGTGCAGCTAGCTCTGTTTCTTCTTTTGATTCTACCTCAACAGGTTTAGATTCAGCTTGTCTTCGTACTTCCTCAGTGCTTCTTTTACGTCGAACAATCCCTTCTTTGGGTGCGCCTGCCTGTACCCTAGCTTTGCCGACTAATTCTAAAAACCTAGTTTCTTGTTCGGAGCTTCTATTTTCTGTATTTAGTAGTTCAACGAGTTCGTTTACATCTGCATCTGTTGCTGCATCCACATCTGTATCTACATCTACATCTGTATCTACATCTGTTATTGCATCCGGCTCTTTTTTAGCGCGGGTAGGTAAAGCACGTTGTCTGGTTGATACGCCTTCAGGTTCTCCTTGTAGAAAATTATCAATGCTGTCTTGTACGGCTTTCGAGCCTCTGTTCCTACCGTAACTGACTAATCGTTCACGCACAGTTATGGGTAACGGATTCCCAGTTCTAGGAGAAACAGCAGGATCGTCTAAAGACGCGCCTTCTGGGATTTCTTTTCTTATAGGAGCACGGGGCGGGATCGCTAAAGAATCTAGCGTCTGAGATGTTACACGCAAAGGTTCAGCCGCCGGGGCAACTTCAGGTTCTGTAGCGGCTTCTTCTGCTACAACAAGTTCAGAGGGGAACAAATCAGGCTGCGTTCGTTCGGCAACCGCGTCACGTTCTCTAGCTAGGCGTACTTCAGCTTCGGGCATATCACCCGTGACCACATCTCGTGCAGCTTGCTCGGCATCCAGTTGCTGTTGCTGCCGTTCTGCTATCGTGTCAGTTCGTCTTCGTTGCTGTTCAGTAACTGCTTCTCCTTCAGGGGTGACCGTAATCGGTTCACTTTCCGGCGAAGGCAAACCTCGTAATTGTGGGCCTACAGCAGGGGACGGGAAAGTTTCTTGTGCCGTTGCTGCGTCACGTTGTTCGGCTTCCTGCCTTGTAGCAGCTTCTTGTGCTAATACCTCTTCGAGTGCGGCAAGCTCTGCCGATTCTAGTTTTTGCGCCCTTTTGGCTATTGTGGCTTTTTGTTTGGTGGTGAGTTGATCTAAAGGTTTCTGTTTTGCACTTTCGCTAAAACCCTTAAATACTCGCTCGCGTACCTCTTCGACATCGAGTGTATCTGCTAACTGGTCAGTTGTTTCAGCCCTTGGTACGTCTACTAATTCAAGCTGCGTGCCCACTGGAGCCATAGCATCTGCTAATTGTTCCTCAGTAAACTCTGCTAGCCTAGTGGTTACTTCTTCATCTGAAAGCTGCACGGGTGGTTCTAGCCCCGGCAGTGGCAGTTGATCTGGAGATGTTTCTACGACTTCACTGTCTCTTCGTAGCTGTTCCCTAACTTCTGCAGCAGCATCTCGTGGCCCTTCTACTGTAGGGAACATCTCTATTTGCGCTTGACCACGCGCTACAGCAGCTTCACTGTCTCTTCGTAGCTGTTCCCTAGCCTCTATTTCGGCATCTTCTCTAGCCGCAACGTCACCACCAAGCACAGTGGTAGTACCACGTATAGAACCACCTAGCAGGCCACCAGCTATACCAGCTTCGCGGTATTCAGCAAGAGCTTCTTCGTCGTCTATGGGTAACCCTGCTTGAGCACGCTCAAGAAGTTGTTGTCCTACCTCTGTAGGTGCTTCTGTTACTGCGCCTGTACCCGCTCCTTTAACCCCGCGAGTAAATATACCCCCACCACCAACAGCACGGCTGGTAAGTCCAAGTCCACCAACCAGTAGGCGGTCAACAATGCTATCTAGTGCTGCTTGAGGCACAGCAGTAAGTGCGGCTGCGCCTTCATCTATTTCAGTTCGCAGTCCTTGGTCTATGGCATCTTTTTGCCGCTCGCGGTTCATACCATAGAAAAACGGCAGGTTAGCCGCAGTACCACCAGCAATACCACCAACTAGCGCACCTACTGGGCCGAAAACCGCGCCAAGTTTAGCTCCTGCAATACCGCCAGCAATACTAGCGCCCATCTGTGGGGCACTTTCTGCAGCAATACCACCTAAGAAAGACCCAAAACTTCCAACGCCTTCAACATCGTCAAGTCTGGTTTGGAATCGTGCTTTGCGTTGTATGTCAGCTTCGTTTTCAAGAGCTACTTCAGCGCCATATTGCTCAAGTCCTTCAAGGCCAAGCAGCCCACCAACACCCTCAAGAGTAGACCCTGTGGCTTGCCCTATTAAATCTGTGCCAATGTCGATACCTCTGGAGATAGCCCCACGATCTAACTCTGCTAACTCAATTTGACGTTGTAGATTTGCTTCACGGGCTTGCGCCTGTCTTTCAAGTCTTTGTTGGCGTTCTGCGGCAACCTGCGCTTCAAAATCAGGTGTGGTATCTTCTGCGGAAAATCCTCGTTCTTGCAAAGCTCTGCGTATAGCAGAGGCTCCGGCTATATCTCCACGGTTTTCTCTTTTTCGTATAGCTTCTCTAGCTTGTTGCAGAGTAGGCATAGCTCTAAGAGTTTTCTACCAACGCATTTACTTCTCCCAAATCTATATTTTCACCGGGATTCAAACGCTCTAGTTGTGCTTGTTGCGCTGCTTGTAATCTAAGTTGCCGAGCTTTTAGTTTGTCAGACAGATCGTCAATATCGGCAGATTTTGCCGCTATTTCAGCGTCTCGCGCGTCTTCTAGTATTTTTATCTTACGAACATCATCAGGATCTGTTCGATCTAACGTACGTAGATCTGCATATTTAGGATCATTTTCTACTGTAATTTCTATTTCTTTACGAAGTTCTATTAGAGCTAGCACAGATGCGCCGACATCTTTCGACAGTGACGATAAATTATCTTCTGTTATCTGCTCACTAAGTAGTCTATTTCGTTCTTGTTCAGTGAATAATTGACGTACGTTTCGCTGCTCTTCTAGCGTTAGGCGTGCTTGATCCATAAGGCTTGCTTGTTCAGCTTGGTCAGCATTTGCTAAGAAGTTACGCGCATTGTTTTTCTGATTAATTATATTAGCTTCTGAATCGGTATACGCTTTCGCAGCATCAGCGCCAAAGTTACGGTTAAGCTCTATAGTAGTTGCTTGAATACCCATTACATCTTGATCTAACTGTTTACGACGCGCTGCTTCTTCACGTCGCAGTTGTCCGCCACGCACACCTACACCAGTTATGCCGCCTCTACCAGCAGCTGTAAACAAATCTACAAGATCGTCCATGCGAGACGGCGTCGTTTCATCGTAAGTTGCCTGTACACGCTTCTGCATGTTTTCAAGCAGCTTTTCGTTTTCGCTCATCTTTGACAGCTTTCTTATACGCTCTATAGCGGCAAGCCCCGCTTTATCAGGATCTTTTGCTATATCAGCTTCTGCTTGCTCTCGCTGTGTCTGATCTAACTGGTAAGGATCTATGCCTGCAGCAATACCGGAAGTTCTTACCGCATCAAGCCGATCTTGTATGCTGGGAGCAGGTTTTGCAGGTGTTGGATCTTCTGGTCTTAAAACACCTCCACCGGGAGGCGTTCGCGGACTAAGTGCAGGGGGCACGTAGTTAGGGCTAAGTGCAGGAGGCAAATTTGGTGCAATACCCGGAGTTGTGCCGCCAGAAGAAGGCGGCATGGGAGTTGCAATGCCACTTGGTGGTGGCGCTGCTGCGATTGAACTCATCCCTTGTCTATTACGTCCACGTCTAGCGGAGAAATCGGGTCTTAGAGCCGCAAAAATACGTTCGGTAGGGCTTTTACCTTCTGGGTTGCTACGTATCATTTCTATAGCTCTGTCTCGATCTATAATCCTACCTAGCCTTTGTTGTAATGCTTGTATTTGGTCTTCTGTGACTTCTACCGGCCCTTTATCTTCTGACCCATTAGCAAACGTAACAATACCCCCACCAGCCAACTGCACCGGACGTGCCTGACTCATCATGCCTTGAGCCATTCGCGGTTGTTGCTGTGGCGCACCTTGGGGCATACCCTGTCGTGCGCGTTGTACAACGTCCATCTCGCTTGGGCCTACGCCCATTTCTTTTGCGGCTTGCTGGCGATACTCGCCCATAAGACCTTGCTGCATTTGTTCTTTGATAGTTGCGGGATTGCCTTGTTGCTGCATGGCTTGGTTACGTTTTATAGCATCTAGGTCTTGCTTTAGTTGCTGCATAGCAAGCAGATCAACCAATTCCTTGGTCATGTTGGCGCGTTTTTGCAGCCCCTGCATGTTGCCTGCGTAGGCGTCTTTAGTGCGTTCTATCTGACTAAGAGGGTTATCCAACATCATCTTATCCCACGCAATAACTCTAAAATACCGCCTATACCACCACCTATTTCTTGAAAACCTCCGGGTTCGACAAACTGACGAGAAGTAGCGGTAATTGGTAGTCCTTGTAGCAGCGACTGCATAAACTGTAACTGCTCATACGGGTATTGCTGTTCTTGTTGGAACTGCAAGTAATCAGCAGTAATACCTTCTTGTTCTATACCACGCTGTTCTTGTCCGGCGGCACGCATGTCTCGTAGTGCGCTCAACCCAAACCGACGATCAGCTTCTTCGGCTGCTATTCTGCGACGTTCTTGTTCGTTGAACTGCTCACGTTCACGTTCTTGGCGTTCTATTTCCCGACGTTGTTCTTCGTTAAACTGCCTTCTACGAGCTTCATCAAGTGCTTCTTGGCGACCTGCTTCTATATTGAACTGCCCTCGACGTGCTTCTTCTGCTTGCCGCCGAGCTGCTTCTTCTTTGTTAAACTGATCTACACCGACTTCAGCGATACGCTGGCGCATACGTTCTTGTTCGTTAAATTGAGCCATCATGGCATCGCGGTTAGCCATTGCACGTTGCTGTTCAGTGTTGAACTGTCGTTGCGCTTGACCAAAAGCCTCGGAATAACCTCTACCAGTAATATCCGCAAGCTGCGTACCTAGATTACGCGCTCCTTCTGACTCTAATATAGCTTGACGAGATCCACCAAAAGCACCGGCACGAGTCAATCGACCAGCATCTGCAACGCGCTGCATTTCTGCTTGTCGTTTTGCTTCTCGCAATTGCGGTTCTAACGCAGCCTGCAAGTATGGGTTCATATATTGTTGTGCAGCAGCCCCAGTAAATGCTTCTGGGTTGTATGTATTTTGAAATGTGCCTTGCTGCATACCAGACAAATCGTAGGAGCCGGGGGTAAATCCTGCTTGATAGCCTTGTCCTGCGGCATCACCAAAACCAAACTGTTGTCCAGCAGTCATATCACCGCCAAAAGAAGTTATGCCAGTTTGCTGGTTAGGATTTAACCCTGCATATCCAGCAAAAGCCTGTTCTTGCAGCCCACTGACACCGGCAGTGAGTGGGCCGGTATATACATCAAAAGGTTTGTCGGCAAGAGCCATGCCTTTGCCAAGCATCTCTGTAACATAAGGGCCAGCAAACTCCGCTAGTCCTTGTTGAGTTCCAGATATTTGTCCTACGGGGCTGTTAGGATCTTCTACTGTAAGTTCGTTACTCATAACCTACCCCATCCTTTTAGACAGCATCATAAGCACTTGATCTGCGTCTATGTTCTTCTGTTGTTTAGGTGTGCCAGTAGCTTTGGTGCGTACCATACTCATAAACTCATCCAGTGCTTCTGCACCTGCATCAGAATTGCCATTACCAAGCATTGCTACCACATCTGCTGGTAGCACAAACTCACCATGACTCAACCGTGCTTCTTGCACGCCGTCAATGTCAGCGGGTATAAGATCGGCTTGCCCATCAGAATCACCTTGCAGATAGCCACCACCTTGTAACACTGAACCGCCTTTCATAAACCCTGCTGCCTGTGCTTTAGCTGCGGCACGAGCTTCTTCAACAGACATAGGCTCTTGGCCTTCAGGTTTTTTAGCGTATATGGTGTCGGAAAAATAGCGTCTACCGCCACTGCCGGGGCGACGATCTGTGTCATCCCTGCCTGTAACTTGTTCTCGTACAGCAGTATATCGCGGCACTTCACCTTGGTACCCAACAGGTGCTATATCAGGGCTGAATGCACCTCTATCTTTTAAGAAGCTAGATAGTCCTAGAGCTAAACCTAACTGACCTAAGTTTAGATCTCCTTTGCCACTAGAACCGCCACCGAGCAAACCCCCAAGATCGCCAAGATCGCCAGATCTAACTGGGTCTGAGCTTCTACCTTTCAAAAAATCTTCAAGTAGGCCAATAGTGCTTTGACCCTCTCTACCAGAACCAAATCCAAGAATATCAAGAATGCTAGAGTCAGATGCGTCGTCTTCAGACGAACCGCCCATAACAGGAAGATTAAGATACATCACTTGCCTCCGACTATACGTAGTAGCTCATCAAGACTACCATAAGAGTTTCTGACCGCACCACCGTTTGCCATACCACCCCCCGCTAGACTAGCTAAGAAAGCCATTGTGTCGTCACCGCTAGTACGTCTTTCTTCACGATCCCCGAGATCAAACAACTCTGCACCTGTCTCTTGCAGTATGCCGGGAGTGCGGATAAAGGAAGAGGGGGTGCGTGTAGGCGTAAACGTAGGTGTAGGCACTGGCACATCAAAATCAGGCAGCGGTATATCCAAGTCAGGTAGGTCAACATCAATACTTGGTAGATCAATGTCCGGCAAACTTGGCTTTGGTATTGCCTCTACCACGCTTTCAATAACTTCTTTTGCAGGCTGCAAAACGGCATCGTCTACAGCAGAACCTACATCTTTCACTACGTCTTCTACAACTGGTGCTACTTCTTCTACTAACTCTTTTGCTGGTTCTATGATTACGTCATCTACGGTAGAACCTACCGCCCGCACTGCATCTTCTACAACGGGTGCAGCGTCTATGATCGGCTCGACTATCGGTTTAACAACATCTTCTACTGCCGCTCCTGTGGCCTTAACTGCATCTTCTATGAGTGGTGCTTTTTCTACCACAGCACCTGCCACATCTTCGATAACGTCAACCACAGGTTCTGCTACATCGCCCAATACCTTGACCGTGCCTTCTACAAACCCTTTTGCGGGCTGTAAAAAAGTATCGTCTATGAGACTGCCGGTCTCTGATATTACGTCTCCTATCTTCTTAATAAACTCCGGGGTCTTCATGTTGTTTGGCGCTAATGCACCGCCCTCTTTTATGTATTCCTCAAAACCCTTAGCTATAGCATCACCAAAATCGGTGCCTTTCGCTAACTCAAGCTCGGTTCTAACAAACCCCGCAACAGCATCGTCTTGGTTTATGTTGTAGCCATCTAAAAACTCTTTATCTAGCCCCACTTTATCCATTGCTGCTTTAGTGAATTTAGGGCCAACCAGAGATATAGCCGCACCTGCTACGTTTCCGTCTATCGCAGCATCTACAAACTTAGCTCCTTCCACTACCTTGCCAAACGTATCGGCAGTTTTTGCAGCGGCATTTGCAGCTTCTAATAGTGCAGGATCTGGTAGTGCGGCACCCAAAGTAAATGCATCCGCTGTAGCCGCTTTTGATAAGGCCGATGCGTTTGCACTAAGTCCTTTAGCAAATCCGCCTACACCGCCAAGCGCAAAAGATTTTAGTATGTCATTAGTATCGCCACCTGTAGCAGCAGTAATACCGGCTGATGTTGTGCCGTAAGCCAGTGCAGAACCAACCGCAGACGTACCACCACCAAAAGCAGCCGTACCAGCAAGTGCTCCACCACCAAAAACAGACAACCCAACTATGGCAGCAACTTTTAGTGCGTCTTTGACAGAACTGTCTTTGACTTCCTTGGTACGTATTTCACCGAAAGTCATGGGGTCGTAGAGGTAAGTAGACCCGTCTTTAGTCTGGCGAATAGGCTGCACGCCGTACTTAGCGTACATAGACTGTAGCATCGGGTCGCGCTTATACGCTTCCAGCAATGCTTCTTGGTAACCCACACCTTCAGTTGCTTGTATGTACGGTATGGTTTCAGCAAGTATAGGTTTTACAAGTGACTGGAACTCAGAAATTTGCTCTTGCGAAGCGTTTGTATGCGACTCGTAGTTACCACCAAAATCTCTAATGCTTGGTGTGCCAGTGGTAGGTACTACGTCGAATCCGTAGTAACTGCTTAACGCTGCTGCAGTATCTGCACCGCCGGTATTAGCGATTGTACTGAAGGCAGACCGAACTACATCTTTGTCTACACCTGTGCCACTCTTTAGCCCTTTTAGGTATTCGGAGCCGCCCACTTCGGATAGGTATTCATCTGGGGTAAAACTTAGCTTTGCTTTAGGGGCTTGGTAGTAATTTCTTCCGCCACCTTCACCGCCTATCTCCATAGCCATCTCTCTATCGAGGGCTTCTTTAGGATTTAGCGGGTCTATAACAGTGTTTCTAAACACCCTATCGTAGTAATCATCTACCTCGTCCACATCATCTACAGTGTCGTAGACATTCTTACTTGCTGCACCTAGCAAAGTGTCTTTGTAGCTTTGTATGGCATCTTTAGCTGCTATGGGTTTATTTTCTCCGCGTGTCTTTATTGACTCCGCTGTAGGTGCGGTAGTTACAGGAGGAGGTGTCACCGGCTTAGGCGCTGCGGTTGTAGGTGCAGCACGTTCAGCGCGTTTTCTAGCAGCTACTTCTGCGGGTTTTGCGCCCGCTCCATACAGTAATGCAGCTTTACGATCTGCTTCTGCCTGCGCTGCTTTTCTAGCTATCACCTGTGGATTTGTCTCAGGTATAAATTCACCACCACTTACAGGTCTACCTACTCTGTTTGGTGGTGTTACTGGTGCGGGTGTAGGCGCTCGTGATTTTAACGCAGGTGGTGCAATCGGCGCAGTAGGTGTATACGCAGACCTAAGATTTGGGCCTATGGAGGTATAAGCTCTTCCAACAGGCATAACTGGTGCAGGCGCTACAGGTTCGGGCTTAGGTACTGCACGACTAGCACGAGATGATGTAACTGGTGCAGGGGGGCGTCTCGTTACAGGAGTAGGTCTAGGTGGAGCAGGAGGTGGAGCAGGTATAACTGGAGGGGGTGCTACGCTAACAGGTGCAGGGAACCCTCCTAACCCAAATCGACCAAAATCTCCAGCGGTGGGAATCTTACTAGGATCAAAGAAACCACCTAGCCCAGAAAAATCTAAATTTATTGGGCCGAAGTTACCTCTCATCACTCTACCTCCAGCAGACTAGCGACGACATGCAATCTGTTAGCTGTAGCAGCAGTGACTTTTATTATCTCCGATTCTTCTACCACTAGGGGTGCAGTAAGTAATTCTACTGTGGCGTTAGCACTAACAGCTTTGACCTTAAACAAACTGAACACCGCAGCGGAAGCATCGGTAATCGTTACCGTTATAGTATCTGCGTTACCCGAATCTTCGGACACAAGAATAGATTTCACAATAGCAGTACGTGCTGTTGGGCACGTATACAGCGTGGTAGCAGTAGTAGCTGTTAAATCTACTTTTGCGTTTTTATACTGATTAGCCAAGGAACCATGCCTGTGCTTGAGCTTCTGGCGCTGCGGATAGCTCTCGTATGCCTTCGTCTAGCTGCCTGAAATAAAGACGCAATGCGTTGTTAAACAGTTCAAACGAAGCTGGTGTGTACTCTCTTGGAGGATCAGGGAGTCTTGGAGCTACAAAATTATAGGTAGGCATTACCTTCTCCCATCCGCTCTTATGTCTAGTCTAGGGGCACCCAACTGCCACTTTACACCTAAACTATCAGACTGAACTTTTATAGAGAGCTGTCGCCCTCTTACCCTAGTATTCACCTGTGTGGTGTATTTTTCTACAGGCACCGTAGCAGATCTTGTGACAGTGCCGCTGCTAGAACCACCTTCAGACAGTGGATCGTTTCGCCCAGAACCAGATGACTGCAAGGGTAGTAGCTCAAACGTAGCTGCGGGGCTATCCGCAGTAGAACCCTCAAACGTAATATCAGGTAGCAAACGTCGTATAAACGAGAACTTGTCTCCGTCGTCTATGTCAAATTCCCCCGACGTTATAAACGCAGTTATAGCAGAGCCAGTGCTACCCTCGTTGTTGTCTAGTCCGTCTTCATGCGTGACTAAGTTGTTACTGTAGGTAGCAGCAACAGGGAACTGACGTATGCCGGTATCTAACCAAGCAGACCTAGCTAGACTGCCAAAGTACCAAATGTTCTGTTCATAGTTGTATATGACGTACTTATCTATTGTGGTCGATGTACCAGAGCAATAGAACCACCATATCTCGTTAAACCCTTCGTTCGATCCAGCAAATACCTGCTCTATCTGTTCATGGTTTATGTCAGTAAATACGTGGCGTTTTACTGTGCAGGGTAAGTTCTTAACGCTACCGTCGTATAGATAGAAAGAGTCCAACCCCATCCAGTAAGTTACGCCATCGGAAAACACTGCCGAATTTTGTGATGCTATAGATAAGTTAGTAGATAGTAGCTGCGAACCCCACACTATGGTGCCGCCAACGTACTGCAAGGCATACAGAGCAGAATCGGTAAACACAAGAATCTCTTGACGTGCCTGTAATGCGCCTATTATTTCAGAACCTTGAGACAGTCTTAGATCACCAGCTTGATTAGTGGCACTAGGAGTCCAGTTAACAACATCTTCTTGGTCTGACCAACGTATTAACATTGGGTCTTGGGTAGATGTTCCTAACGTATTAGCCCCAAAACAAAACACAAACCGGCTTACGTCAGATACCAATATGAAGTTCTGTTTGGTTGGTGTGTTAGAAGCACCTGATAGAGCGGATAACTCTACTGCCCGTGTGGTAAGCCCGTTAGTGGCATCCCAGTAGTAGATACTGTTACCACGAGGGCCAAACACTAAGTCCTCTCCAAAATTAGATTGGCTCCATAACCTCAATGAATCCGTAGATGTGGCTCCATTACCCCATGTGCCTTCGCTCCATCCACCAGCACCCCAGCCAACTAACGGTACGGCAAACTCTGGGCCTACGTTCAGTTGGTATTTTGCTGTTACAGAGCCGCCGCCAGTGGCAGAAGATGAGGCTGCACTGCTTGATTCTATGGTGTATGTGTTGCCGGTAGAGTACGTTATCTGAAACTCACCATTTAAGGTCAACCCACCCGCAGCAGATGCTCCGCTGAACGTAACAAAATCACCGTTTATGTAGCCCCCGTTAGCGTCTGTAACAGTGACAGTAGTAGAGCCAGAAACAGTCGTAAAAGGATCAGTAAGAGACACGCCAGACGGCGTACGTTCAGGTGTTATATCGAAGTAGACTCCACCCTTTTCTATATACATTTTAAGGTTTGTGCCTACGCCGAGCAGCTTTTGCCCTTCCAAGGTCACCCAATTAAACAGTGCACGCGCAACACCTAAGAACGTATTAGAAGATATACGCTGCCACCCACCTATTTTTTCAGGATAGCCTGCACGAAACCGTATTTTATCGCAGTCTGCCCAGCCTTCTTCATCTACATAACGTGTAACTTCTTTGTTTACACCGGGACGTAGAACCAGCTTACGCAAAGCCATTATCTATACTCACCTGTGCGTATAAGCTCAGTGACTTCCACTGCACGATCACCTACCTGACTTGCCCACCTGCTATCCATAAACTCATCAGCAGCTATATCGTACTGTTCACGAGACATGGCTTCTAGGGCTTTGACAAACCCACGCAATCTGGTCAGACCAAGGTTGAAGCACAGGTTTATCATGGCATCTCGTCTGGGTTGAGTAAGACCTTCATACCAGTCATAGGCAGCGGCTAGCTCTTCATCGCAACGCTTTATATCGTTTGACAGCAGATATTCGATCTCATCGTCAGACAAACCGATACCACCATCTTCGTCAATGCAGCGCCCGACACCTATGGTGGTCTTGTCGGCTGTACATTGGTATGCAAAAGCCTTTACACCTTCGTGCCGCTTCAATGTATCTACTAACTGGCCCATGAACGTCACCATCTACTTTTCCCGTGCTACTTGGTTGACCTTCTCGTAGCTTCTCATTGCTCCGAGACCTAACATTCCCATCATAACAGGCACAAGAAGCGTGGTATCTACTTCAGGCACCTCCATCCATATCCCTAATACGTTAGCCACAATCGTGTTGTACAGCAGTCCTACCGCACAGATCCAACCGATGGCAGGTCGCCACCCCGCTACAAATAACGACTTATGTGCAGCTTCCATCTTGTTGATTTCAAGCTGGCCTTTGAGAGCTTCCTGCGCGTGGCGCTCTGACATCGTTGCGATTTCATGTGCCAAAGCGTTCTTCTGATCTTTGTCCTCTATGAACTTATCCAGCAAACCTGTGACTGGCCCAATTAGCTGTCCGACTAAACTCATTTCCCATTCCCTCTTGTTACCCATGCACTAGCGCCGAAGAACGCCGCCACTAAACCTGCAATCGCTACAAAATACACAGAAGCTATATCTCCTAAGATAGCGGCGGCAT